ATTGGCGTATGCGAAGGATCGCAGACATGAACGGGCGTATCGACAATACGGTGGATGTGCCTGATCGGTTCATCCCTGCTCTGATTTCGGCCCTCGCTCTCAAGCTGTATGAGAAGCAGCCTCTTGATCTTCGTCGAGCAGATGAGATCCAGAGGCTTGAGCGACGTGCGATGGAGACTTGGAACGAGGCAGCCGAAGAGGATCGCGAGAAGGTGGACTTCATGGTTACGCCTGACCTGAGCGGATACCGGATCTGATGTCTCGCTGGGCATCAGAGAAGAATGCCATTGGGCTCTGTGATCGATGTGGGTTCAGGTACCCGCTGAGAAAGCTCCGCAAGGAGATGGACAATCTCGTCAGGCAGAACCTCAGGGTGTGTCCTGAGTGCTGGGACGAGGATCATCCTCAGAGCAGGCTCGGTCGCAAGGACATGACGGACGCTCAGGCGCTCAGGGATCCCAGGCCGCAGGGCAGCAAGGGTGGCAGGATCCTCCCTGGCGACTTCGTTTGGGATTTCGTCGATCCAAGCGTCATGTACTTGCAGCTCTTCAGCACGATCATCGGCGGGAACTTCAGCGATGGGGTTTCCTTCTCCATCAGTGGCGGAGGCATCGACCGATCTGACCCGGTGGCTGGAATCCAGAGGGTCAACTTCTCATCGAGTATTGCGAATGCTTTTCAGTTCTCAAACCTTGATGAAGTGGGTGCTGACGCAGATGCGTTGAGGTTCGTGAGTATTAGGTACAGGTACATCTATGTCCCGCCTGGGGCTGTCCCGCAACTGAAGCTAATCTACTCGGTCGGCGGCCCGTACGTGGACGGCGAGTCGAAGACGCCTCTGCCGAAGGGGATGGGTGGGTTCGACGAAGTGGCATGGGACATGGAGGGAGTCGCTGGATGGACTGGCGGTCTCACTAACGTAGAGTTTCAATTCTTTTCTTGGCTTCCTGCCGGTGTCACTGCAGTTGTTGAGGTCGAGAGGTTCAAGCTTGAGGCGGGTACTAGGGGCTGGTCATGAACTACACTCAGCTTGAGCAGGCTATTCAGGATTACTGTGAGTCAAGTGAGACTTCTTTTGTGTCTCACATCAATGACTTCATTCGTGGGGCGGAAGACGCCGTATTCTCTGCCCTCACTGGACCTCTCTACTGGAAGGTCACAGAAAATGCGACGATGATCGCAAGTACCAGCGAGTACGAGATCACGTCAGGTGCGATCGACGTTGTTGATTTCTATGTGAATGGAGCCGACACGAGCACAGACGGAAACGAAGTCAAGCAGGTCGATCACTCGTTCTTGAGGAATGCATTCCCTCAGCGTTCTTCATCCGTAATGCAGGGTATCCCTCGATACTACGCGATCATCAAGTCTGAGGTGTCCAGCGGTGAGCCTACGCTGACTGTGAGAGTGGCTCCTGCTCCAGACGCCGCGTACACATATACGATCTCGTACTATGGAAAGTCAACCACGGACTCGATCACTTCTGGCAATACGCCGGGCGGTGGAGCAGCGACTACGACTTGGCTATCAGTTGCGTATCCTGATGTCCTGCTGAATGGATCGCTTGAGCGAGCGTACATCTATCTGAAGGGCAACTCGGAAGAAGTTGCAAGATATGGAAATCTCTTCAAGGAACAGCTAACGCTTCTGAAGAACACTGCGGAAGGTCGGATTCCAACTGATGGGTCAACGCCCACCGCCGCCGCACAGACTAAGGGTATCTGATGTCAACGACTACTTCGTATTCAAACAACTTCCAGCTCAAGCTGATCGGCACTGGCCGAGAGGCTGGAACCTGGGGCTCGTCGATGAACGAGAACCTCAAGCGCATCGAGTCTGCGATGGGGAAGCTTGTCGAGATCGACGTCGAGGACATGCCTTCAGGGTCTACCTCGGCTAATTCTGGCAATTCTTACGTTGCCACTTGGCTCACGATTGACTCAGCAGATGACGGAGAATCCGGTTCAGAAGGTCGGTGTCGATTCGTTGAAGTGAAGGACAGCGGTGGCCTTGGCGCGAACGTCCCTTCGCTTAAGATCGCAGGGTCAGCGGCCACTGAGGTTCCGGCTAGGCTGCTGTACATCAAGAACTCTCTCTCCGCGAATGCACTCACCGTCACTTGTGACGGCGCTTCATCTACGGTTTCGATCCCGAACAATACGTCTGCTCTCGTGATGGTGGTTCCTGACGCTACGACGGATCACGCAATCGGAGTCCATAACCTTCTGGATAAGATCCAGGCTGGAGAGATCGACTTCGAGAGCAACGGAGTTATTTCGTTTAGCTCGGGAACCAACTCGATTGGCATCCCGAATGGATCAGCTCAGTCTCTCAGGATTCTTGATGCGACTGGCGGAGTTACTTATCTAACTTTTGATACAGTAGACGATCTACTTGAGATTGGGTCAGACGTAAGTACAGCACTTAAGGCGACGTTCGTATGGACAATCAAGAACTCTGATACAAACGCATTCTCGCTCACTGAGAGTGGCGGTACATCCGTCATCAATGTAGACACGACCAATGGCGAGATCGATATCAATCGAGATGTCGTCCTTGGTACAAGTGCGACAGAGATTGATTCGACTTCGAACAGCCAGTCTTGGTCCATGAAGGACAACGTCACGGACGCTCTTGCGTTTGACGCAGGTGCCTCTGGCGTAGAAATGCTCAGGTTCGATACAACAGACAGCGACGAGGAGATCCATGTCGGAGTGAAGATGAATGCTCCAGATATTAGGATCAACGGAACTGATGGGTATCTGAACTTCAATACCACCGTTGGCTCTGGCGGTTACGGAATCAGGGATAATTCAGGCGCTCTAGAGATGAGGAACAGCGGAGGAGCTTGGGAAGCTCTCGGGTCTATTCTTCAGTCTGTCGCAGATTCAGCCGCGACCGCCAATGGAACTGGCGGAGAAAATCGTAAAGGAGAGTTTGATATCGGACCATTCAGAGTAATCTTCGATACGATCGAAGTTCCTATTGGTTTGACTCCTACGACTATCAATCCAAATGTAAACAGCGAAGTCTACGCAGTGTATGCGTGCGTAGGAGAAAATCTTGGGATTGCTAGGTTTGCTCCAGCCGCATGGGTAAGTGATTTCAATTCAACTCCTGAGGTTTCTTTTTATAATCCTAACGATGGCGCTGTTAAGGTTACTTATTTTGTAATCGGAGATTCTGACTTCTAATGCCTATCAAGAAGTTCCCGATCCCCCCTGGCGTAGATCGACAGGGAACGAAGAACTCGATCGGTGCTCGGTGGTACGAGGCGCAGAACATGCGCTTTAGGGATGACTACCCTGAGTCCATCGGCGGCTGGTCAGAGGATACTGACTATGCCATGAATGGTGTTCCTCGTGATATCCATACATGGGTGGACTTCTCTGATAACCAGTACATCTGCGTTGGGACTACGTTCAAGTTCTATCTTCTCGTTGGCCCCAACAAGTACGACATCACTCCGAACAGGCTGGCCGGAGAGACGCTCAGCACTTCCAATCCGATCACTACCGAGATCAATACGACGATTCTCACCATTGAGGATTCGTCACACGGATGCTCAGTCAATGACTTTGTTCGCTTTACTAGCATTGGCACATCTCCTATCGGTGGCATCTCTGGAACTTTGCTCACTTCAGAGACTGAAGGGTTCCAGATCTTTGAGGTTGTCGATGACGATCATTTCAAGATCGATATCTCGTCAGGCGACAACTACGACGGATCTACGGTCGCAACGTCAAGCACCTCTGGAGGAGGAACGGTTGTAGTTGACTACCGCATTGCTTCAGGAACGGTCGCTGATTCGGTCGGTTCCGGGTACGGAGTCGGGACGTATGGAGGCGACGACTACACGCCGACTGTGTTCAACTGCAATGGATCTACTCCGATCACGACGAACCTTGGCACTTCGACCATTAACGTAGATATCACTTCATCGGGTGCCACTCCCGTAGCTGGCGACTACATCTATCTGACCGGGCTGACTGGAGATGCTGGCGATCTAGACACCACATACCTGAACGACAAGTGGTGGCTTTGCGGCACTGGGACAACCTCCAGTCAGGTGAACATCATCTTGCCGTTCATCGAAACGACTGGCGGATCAAGTGGTGGATCGGGTGGTCAGTTCTACCACGATGACATTGACGCTGGTGGAGTGGTTGGGGCCACTCGGGGGTGGGGCGACGCATCGGATGCTTCTGTTCTTACGGACGCGCTTCGCGATGTGACGATCCAGAACTTTGGTGAGGATCTGATCTTCTGCAACAGAGGATCGCCGCTCTACTACTACGACACGAGCACGAATGTTTCGTCTGGTGCTCCGGTTGAAGACAGTCCTGCCATCGTGATCTCTGACTCATCACCCTCTGGGGCAACCGCCCCTCCGACTGTGCTCGACTTCTTTCTTGTATCTGAGCAGCACGGCCATGTCATCGCCTTTGCCACGAATGACATCGACTCATCAGAACAGAACAACATGCTGATCAGGTGGTCTGATCGACACAACCCGTTTGCTTGGCTTCCTACGAATTCAAACGAGGCTGGTGGTCGAGTGCTCAGGCACGGGTCGAGGATCATTGGAGCTGTTCAGACCAAGCGAGAGATCATCGTCTTCACGAACAAGGCGATCTATTCATGTAGATACACAGGGGCTCCTGACACCTACGGATTTGAGACGGTCTCACGCAACACGACTGCCTACTCAAGAGGATCTTTTGCCGCCGTAGACAACGTCGTCTTCTTCATGGGCCTCGATCAGTTCTACATGTACGATGGATCAGTCAAGCCGCTCCCGAAGAACATGGCGAACTATGTCTTTGACAACATCAACAGCGGACAGAAGGGGAAGTTCTTCACTGGAGTCAACTCGGCATTCACGGAAGTTCTCTGGTTCTACGCTTCCGCTGATTCCTTCGAGCCGAACAGGTGGGTGTCTTACAACTACTCGAATCAGACGTGGGCCTACGGATCGTTCGACATGACGGCTCTCGATCAATCGACGTCTAGCACGACCTCTCGCAACAGGACTGCCTGGGAAGACGTCAACATCTTCGACAACCCCCTGGCTGCGTACATCACGGAGTACGATCCTGAAGCTCTTCCGCAGAAGCAGAAGTCGAGCATCATGAAGCACGAGTCTGGACGGAGCGCGAACGGGGATCCGATCGAGCACTACATTGAGTCAGGGCAGATTGATATCACAGATGGTGACATGTATATGCACTACTCTAGAATCCTTCCTGATGTAGATGTATTTGATAACAGTAGCTCAGAAGCTCAAGTAACACTTACGATCGCAGGGAAGAACCTGCCGGGCAGGGCTGAGCACACGACATCCAGTGTGACCGTAGACTTCAGCGAGAACGACACGACGAACCTCGACTATGCGCCTGACTACAATGCGACGAGCATCCGTGGTCGGGCGAGGACGGTCTCATTCAGGGCTGAGAGCCTCTCTAGCGGCTTCGGCTGGCGACTCGGCAACCTGAGACTGGATCTCAAGACGGACGGCAGGAGGGGCTGATGCAGGCCGGATGGCGATTCACGGACGCTCCGAACGAGTACTCCAGAGAGGATGAGCAGCAGTTCAGGCGTGAGCTGGAGCAGCTCGTCGTAGTCCTGGCTGCACTTCTTGAGTCTCTTTCTCGTGGAACAAATGCGCAAGCATCTGTACACTCTAGAACGAAGAGCTTCGTCTTCGATGACGTAGGGCAGGAGAACTTCACCTGATGGACTCTTACGGGATCCTCTATCAGGGCGTGCCCTCTGGGGCGACGCTCATCTACACGGTCCCTGAGCGCACGGCGACCAGCTACACGCTCAGCGGGGAGACGGTTGAAGTCGAGCCCAGTGCTGTCGTCCAGAATGTTCAGACGATGGTGACTCAGATGATCTTGTGCGAGACGACCGGCGTTCAGGACACGATTGACATCTACTTGGTTCCTGATTCATCGACTGCCGCTGGAGCTGGAAACCAAGTCTTTAAAGATCTTACAGTCGCAGCAAGTTCGACTGTGCAGCTCAAGCTGAACTGGACGCTTGGCGCTGGAGAGACGATCAGAGTTGAGTCAGCGAACGGCGATATCACTGTGACGCTGCTTGGCATTGAGGTGAAGTAATGCCCCTTTGGATTCCCATGCTTATCGGAGCGGCGGCAGGCGGTGGACTCGCTGCTGCTATCGGTCCCAAGGACGAGCCGCTCTGGAAGAAGATG